TGGTGTAAATACAGCAATGAAAGCACGCATATCACTAGACCATTTAATGTGGTTAGATAATGAGGCACATTTTACCAACGAGTTACGAAATGTTCTAAATGATGCTGGTATTATCGTATTACCAAATGATATCGACACCGACATCAAGAATTGGAATACTGACCATTCGGATGCAACATTTGCATTGCTAGGATTTACAGATATCATGTGGGACAACGGCTTTATGACTGACCTTAATGAAATAGCCAAAACATTCAATAACAAAATCGTATTGATATCAGACAATATTATCAATGGAGGTTCCTTTCAATATGATAACCTACAATTTATATTCGTAAAAGAATTCTATGGGGTATATTACAATAACTACCGATATGAATACCGCCCATCTAAATTATATGATTGCTTAATTCAGCGGGTAGAAGAATACCGGTTATTGCTATTCAATGAACTTAGCAAACATAATTTATTGCACGAGGGGTATGTTAGTTGTCTGGGTTATCAAATTCCTGATTGGTTTCAACAGCATAATATATCCACCCCTCTCGATGTTATAAAAACGGTGTCAGAGAATCCGGGTTTTGATTCTTCATCAATCGACATTAATGAAATGCCATTTACGAATTTTGATGAACCTGAAAACTTATATGATTTATTATCAAAAACAAAGTATTCCGTCATCAATGAGACATACAATTCATCAAATGAATATGATAATCCTTTTATTGTGTTTACTGAAAAGAGTATCAAAAGTTTGCAACTCCCTAACATATCATTAATATTAAATAGCAACAACACGAGTGAACAATTATTAAACAGCCTAAACTTAAAAGCACATCCATTAAATTACATGCTAGATTTAATGCCTAACCGTTATTCACAAATTCAATTAATTATAGGAATTCTTAAAAATAACATAACTGCAAACAATGTTGATTTAGATGCGTTAGCTATGCATAACCAAAGTGTATTAAAAGAATATCATAGTGCATTATATACCAAATCATTCTATGACGATATAATTAAAAAAATAACACTCTATTGACATTCTAAGATCTTTTTGTTATAATTCGATGCAATGAATAACACTATTACATAAAAGGATAACAAATGCCAATACCAATTTTTAACACCGAACAGAAGACTAAACTAACATACCTTATTAATGAGGGCGTTAGTGTTATGACAGAAGTTCAAACCCTAAATGAAGGTCTTAATGATACTATTAAGGCTATCGCCGAAGAACTAGATGTGAAACCTAGTGTTTTGAAAAAGGCTGTTCGTACAGCATTTAAACGAAACTTTCACCAAGCACAGGATGATCATGAATTGCTAGAAACCATACTTGAAACAGTCGGTAAAACCGAGTAGTGTCGTATGTTGATGCGATCTATGATCGCGATAATGATAAAATACAGATAGCAGAACGCATAGATGGCAAAAGGATATTAAAAGATTTTCCTGCCATATATGAATTCTATTACGATGACCCAAATGGAAAATATAAAAGTACACACCGAACACCTGTTAGCCATGTTAAATGCAAGTCTAGTACAGATTTTTACAAAGAGTTGAAAATTCACAACAATAAAAAAATATATGAGAGTGATTTTAACCCTGTCTTTCGTTTTTTATCTGAGAATTACAAAGATGTAGATTCACCTACCTTACACACAGCATTCTTTGATATTGAGACAGATTTTTGCCAAGAAAGGGGGTATGCCCCAACTTCTGATCCATTCAACCAAATAACTGCAATTTCATTGTATCTTAATTGGTTAGATAAATTAATTTGTCTCGTGATTGCACCTTCTACATTAACACCAACGGAAGCAAATGATATCGTTAATGGATTTGAGAAGGATGATGTTATTCTATTCAATACCGAAGTAGAAATGGTTGAGGCTTTTTTCCTACTAATTGATGATGCTGATGTACTGTCAGGATGGAACAGTGAAGCATATGATATCCCATACCAAGTAAATCGTGTTACCAAGATAATGAACAAGAATGCTACTAGGAAATTCTGCTTATGGAACAAACTTCCAAAAAAACGCACATTTGAACGATATGGCAAGGAACAACAAACATATGATCTCGTTGGCAGAATCCATATGGATTATATGCAACTATACCAAAAATACACATATCACGAAATGCATTCGTATGCACTTGATGCAATTGCTGAATATGAACTTGGTGAACATAAAGTCCCATACAAGGGAACATTAGACCAGCTGTACAACCAGGATTTTAAAAAATTCATCGAATATAGCTTACAAGATACAATGTTACTAGCTAAACTAGATAGGAAATTAAAATTTTTAGATTTAGCTAACGAGTTAGCACATGCGAATACTGTGCTGATCCCAACTACTGCTGGGTCGGTTGCACTGATTGAACAGGCAATTATTAATGAAGCACATGAACGTGGTTTTGTAGTCCCAAACAAAACCAAAGAGGAGATAATGAATACAAAGGCGGCTGGCGCATATGTTGCTTATCCAAAAAAAGGTATTCACAAATGGATCGGATCAATAGATATCAATAGTCTATATCCATCAATTATCCGGTCATTGAACATGGCACCCGAAACGATTATTGGACAGTTAAGACCTACCAAAACTGACAAATATATCAAAGATAAAATGACTAAGCGGAAAGGAGAAACGCAAGTAACATTCGCTGGTGCATGGGAGGGGTTATTCAGTTCGTTAGAATATTCCGAGGTAATGGGCAAGAGATCTGATATTGAAATAGATGTTGATTGGGATGATGGCAAAACATCAAAACATATGGCATCTGAATTATATGATATTGTATTTAACCCAGCTAGTAATTGGGCATTAAGTGCAAATGGAACCATCTTTTCATATGAAAATGAAGGCATCATACCTGGATTATTAGAACGATGGTATGCCGAACGTAAAGTTATGCAGAAAAAGAAAAGAGAAAGCACCACCAAAGAAGATATTGCGTTCTGGGATAAACGCCAACTAGTAAAGAAAATTCTATTGAATTCATTGTATGGTGCGATTCTTAACAAGCATTGTCGGTTTTTTGATAAGCGAATTGGTCAATCAACCACGTTAACTGGTCGTGCTATTGCACAACACATGGATGCTTATGTGAACCAATGTCTGACTGGCAAATACAAACACGATGGAGAATGTATTGTATATGGTGATAGCGTTACAGGCGATTCGATGATTCGTGTATTCGAGGAAGAGGATAGTACTATTGCAGATTTATACAATAGTATATCGCACAAAGTAGAAACAGAACACGGCAAAGAATATGCAATAGTAACAGACGAAGATACTAAAGTACTGGGATATAACTCAGTAGACGATGTTGCAGAATATAACGAAATTAGTTATGTAATGCGCCATAAGACTGATAAGCAAATGTATAAAATAACAGTCGAAGATGGTAAAAGTGTTACGGTAACTGAAGATCATAGTATTATAATTGATCGCGATGGTTCCATTCACGAAATTACACCTGTTGAATTATTGGAGGACGATCTAATAATATCCGTTTAGCATAAGACATTTGGAACAAGGATAAAATAAAAATAGACACGTTAAAAGAACAGCGTGGCATCGAAACTAAAATTATTTGGGAATCAGAATATAATGAAAATGAATCAACTATTATCGAAGAGTGTGTTAAATGGTTAAAACATACAGACAACGAATAACCAAAATAGAAAAATTAGAGCGAACTACTCAATACGTATATGATATTTCTATAAAAAACAAAGAGCCGATATTTTTTGCAAATGATATTGCTGTGCATAACACAGATTCAGCATATTTCTCTGCATGGCCAGTATTAAAAGATGCAGTAGAAGCAGGAGAGCAGAAATGGAATAAAGACTTAGCTATTCAACTATATGACCAAATAGCAGATGAAGTTAATATTAGCTTTCCTAAATACATGGCTACTGCACATCATGCACCCCATGAAAAGGGTGAAATTATTAAATGTGGTCGTGAAATCAATGCAGAAAGTGCGTTGTTTATTACTAAAAAACGATATGCAGTATTAGTGTATGATAACGAAGGCGACCGACTGGACACTGATGGTAAGCCTGGCAAAGTAAAAGCAATGGGATTGGATCTTAAACGAAGTGATACACCTCCTATAGTTCAAGATTTCCTAAGCGATATATTATATGATACATTGACGGGATCATCCAAAGAACATGTCATTGATCATGCCAAGGACTTTAAGCATAAGTTTCACAATATGCAGAGTTGGGAAAAAGGAACACCGAAAAGAGTGAATAATTTAACAAAATACGGCAACTTAGAGAAGGAACAAGGAAAGGCTAATATGCCTGGGCATGTTCGTGCTGCATTAAACTGGAATAATATGCGTAGAATGAATAATGATAACCATAGTGCGCCAATTGTAGATGGCATGAAAACTATTGTGTGTAAATTAAAACCCAATCAATTGGGATGGACAAGTATTGGATATCCAACCGATGAAGCACACTTACCCGAATGGTTTAAAGAGTTGCCATTTGATGACCAGCTTATGGAAGATACCATTATTGACAAAAAGCTAGATAACTTACTAGGGGTATTGGATTGGGGTATCGTAGCTAACACAGATATTAATAGTACATTTGAGAATTTATTTGAAATATAAAAATGCCAGAAATTAACGCATCCAAAAAACTTAGTTCTATAGTAGCATATAATAGATCTATTGAATTTGAAAAGATATGGGAATATTATAAAAGCACCGAAGAAATGCTATATGCTATGTTAAAAACTATAAAGCATAGCCATTATCTAAATCCCGAAGATTATGGACACGAAGAGGGACAACCGTGGAAAGATCAAATTGACTTGATAGCCAATGATCATCAAGATGTAATGCAATCAATATCAAAGTTGAACGATGATGCTTTGCGATTGCATGATATGATTATTGATACCACGAAAGCAATTGAACCAACATACTTCGCTGATAGTTATACTATATACAAACAAGGAAAAAAGGATACTCCTGAATTTATATTAGAAAGAACATCACGCGATGGTGAACACTATTACGATAAGGTCAATGATCTATCAGTGCGAAAACCATATACCATTGCTGACACCTTAGCTAAACGAATTAGCCTATATAGTAACTGGAAATATGCAGGAATGCATATCAGACCGGGCAAGAATAACATAATCCCACATATGGTATCATTAGATCCATTGTACATAGTGGATGAACACATTGAGTTACTAAAACCAACACAAGAAAATATTGGTGAAGAATACGAAGCAAGATTGCGAGTTAAACTGATCAATGATGATGATGCCCGTATATTCAAATCATTTCCAACCAATCAACTTGGATTTGTGTTAATAACAGACTTCTTTGATTACAAACCATTAGAGATTATTAAAAAATATCTTCTTGAATTATTGAATGTATTACGTCCTGGTGGGGTTATTATGTTCACATACAATAATTGTGAATTGCCAGAGGCAATCAAAAATGTTGAATTAAGGTTAAGTTCTTATCTCCCTAAACGATACATAATCCCATTCATTGAGTCGATTGGTTATGAAGTCTTGTATAGCAACAACAAGAACAATATAAGTTGGGTTGAAATAAAAAAAGAAGGAACAATGACATCACTTCGTGGTGGACAAGCATTAGCACAAATTAAAGATTGACAAATGCGTTATATGTGTATATAATTACATAACATTACAACCAATATAAGGAAAATTATGAGAGATTATTTATTAGATTTAGTAGAACACACACACGGACTAGGATGCATTGATGCTGTAAAAATTACTGGCACAGATGAAAAGACATCAATCGATGGTATGGAAGAAGGTGGCAGAAGTGTCATCGTACAAGGCAATTTTGCTACACCAATCACTGACTTCATTGGTACATTCGGAATGCCTAATCTTAGCAACCTTAAAACACTTCTTAATATTAGTGAATATAGAGAGGATGCTAAGATTACTATCAATACACAAGATCGCAATGGTGAAAAGAATGTACCCGTAGGATTGCATTTTGAAAATAAATCCGGCGATTTTAAAAACGATTACCGATTTATGGTTAGTGAAATCGTTAGTGAGAAACTTAAAACAGTAAAATTCAAAGGTGCCAATTGGAATGTTGAATTTGAACCTACAGTAGCAAGTATTCAACGATTAAAAATGCAATCACAAGCAAATCCTGATGCAGAAACATTCCAATGCAAGACAGAAGATGGTAATCTAGTATTTTATTTCGGTGATCATAGCACACATGCTGGCAACTTCGTATTTCATTCAGATATAGTTGGCACTCTTAAAAAGGAATGGCATTGGCCAGTAAAGCATATCATCAATATTTTGAATTTAGCTGGTGATAAAGTAATAAGAATTAGCGATGATGGTGCCACCGAGATTTCGGTAAATAGTGGATTAGCAACATATAACTACATCCTTCCAGCTAGAAGCAATGCATAATTTATGTCCTGAATTTAAACAGAAATTAAAAGAACAAGGTTATGATCATAGCAAGGTAGGGTCTTTGTTAAACCCTGTCGGGACTAAGCTATATGTAGACATACCAAAAAATGCAAGTAGTTTCGTGAGTGAGCTGTTGTGGAACAGTGGATGGATACACACGACCGAAGAAGAGGTAAAAGTTGTGATTCGTGCGTTGAAAGATCAATCGGAAATAAATGAAATCGTCGTGATACTGAGAGATCCGGTAGATCGCTGGATCTCTGGGATCTCTCAGTATGCTATGTCATATTTGCTACCTGAGACTGAGGGTTATGTGCCAACTGAACAATTGTTCAATGATTATTATAATCAGTTGGTGGAAAAATTACTGTTTGCTACTATAATGTTTGATGATCATACCACACCACAATATTATTTTATTCAAGACATATACCCAGAAATACCACGAAAATATTATAAGTTTACCGAATCATTATCGCCATCTTTAATAGAAACACTTAAATTAAACCCAGCCAAATTACCAGAAGATACAAAAAATATCCGCATTGAAATACCGGATAGAACTGATTCTCGTGTTCGTAAACGTGTAATTGTAGACTTCATTAACGATAAAATAATGAATAATGCAAAATTACAACAGAAAATCAAAGACTTCTACAAAAAAGATTATGAACTAATTGAACAGGCTGATTTCGTGAATGTCTAACATTTATTCACACACTTAATAAGTCATGTTTTATACCTACCTAGACAGAAAAAATAATGAAAAACTATTTGACTTACTACCATTAAAAGACTATACTAATCAGTATATTTTATACTATTGATAAAATATTTTTATTAAACAACGCAAGGAAACCTGATGAGAAAGAAAACGACAAAAGAGCAATCAACTGATCAAATTTTTGATGACCTTGAAGCATACCTAGACTTCTGCAGAACATATGGGTATAAATTCAGAGAACCCGATTTATATAATATGCGAATTTATCCATACCAACAGTTTCAGAAGAAACTAAATGGTAAAAATTTCAAAGATCAATTAGGTGTAGATCTCGCACGACAATATAGATGATTGAACTATCCGATTATGATAATCCATTTGATGCTATAGCTGATTTTGAAAATAAATTGGCAACATACACTGGATCACCCTATGCTGTTGCTACTGATTGTTGCACTCATGCTATGGAATTATGTTTACGGTATCTAAAACCATCAGAGACTATTACCATACCATATAGGACATATCTTAGTGTGCCGATGTTGATGCATAAGTTACAATTAGATTATGAAATTGAAGAATATGAATGGGAAGGAAGATACCAATTAGGCAACACTTCAATATGGGATAGTGCAAGGATGCTAGAAGTTAATATGTATCTTCCTGACCAATTTCAATGTTTAAGTTTTGGCAGAACTAAGCCATTGGAAATTGGAAGGGGCGGTGCTATTCTGACTGATACCAAAGAAGCATATGAATGGTTTAAAAAAGCAAGTTACGATGGGCGTGATATTAGTATTTCTCCCTGGCAAGATCAAAAAGAATTTCAAGTAGGATATCATTATATGATGAGACCCGAAGAATGTATCGATGGTATCAATGGGTTTGGCAACATAAACAACGCATATTCACACACATACCCAGACATAAGAAAAATTAATATAGCCTCATAAAATTTTTCTATTAGACAACCCAGTGCAATCATAGTACACTAGTAACATCTTTTAACCTTAACAAAAAGGTGTTGTTATGTTCAAGAAAACAAAAACTGCTATTGTAATTACTTCTGTATTTGTCCTTACCGCATGCGGTGGGGGCGGTGGAGGAACAAAACCCAGCGGAAATATTTCATGGGGGAATGGTATCTATGATCAATGGAAAATGACAAGTTCAAATGTTCCTACAACAGATACAGCAGATAATCCACTATGTACAGCAGATGTATATAGCCAGGATGTATGGTTTGAAAAGTATATCAATGGACAACCCACTGGCATCAAAGGTGACTTTATCCGCACTGATACCGAAGAACGAAATACCCAATGTCCTACTGAAACAACTACATCATCCAGTGCTGTCACTTTAGTTTCAGGAACACCAACCACCGTATCATCTACCACCGAAGAAACCCGTGCCTCAACCGATGTAAATGGTAATTCCATTACCAAAACATGGAAAATATACACTGACATAACAACTATTCCTATCACAACTACCGTTACAACTACAACTACGAGGATTACAACGCATTCAGATGGCACTACTACATCGGAAGTCATTGGCACCACGACAACATCAACTATAGAAGACCAAGTAACTACTACTACCAATGAATCACTGCTATCAACAACGGTTTCTCCTAACATCGTAAGCACCAGTGACGAAGACATTTCCGAAGATGCAGCAATGAATGGAACACCAACTACAACCACAACCTCTGTAACTGATACTCGTACATCCACAGATGCAAATGGCAGCACAGTAACACAAGTATGGACAGTGTATACCGACACCACCACAACACCTATTACAACCACAACCACGGTTACTACTACTAGAACTTCGATATGGACTGATGGCAGTACAACCACGGAAATCGTTGGTGTTAATACTTCTGAAGCTATTGCTGAAAGTATCACCACTAGCACCCGTGAAGAAATGGTGTCAGAAACGATAACACCAAATGTGGTTGGTTACGAAGATTCAACTTCATCGTCAACTACTACGGTCATAAGTGATCCTGTTTTATCTGATACCATTGAAAATACAGATACCCGCGAAGATGGTGTATGGATGTTCTATTATGATGTTTGGACAACAACTACAACTATCACAACTACTGTAACAACTACTCGTGCAACTTCATACACTGATGGTTCTACTACAACCGGTGTTATTGATACCCAAGTAACTGAAGAAATCACAACATCGGAAGAAGTCACTACGAGAGTGGTAGCACCAGAATCAACACCCAGTGAGCCAGAAGCCCCTGATAGCAATGGCGGAACGGTAACACAACCGAATGCACCATCATTGGACTTTGATCCAACCACATATGATTATAATACATACTATAATAACCCATCAGTGGGGACACCAACCGTAGTAAATAGCAATGATCCTGCTGATTTTTCTACGGTAGAGGCAGACAATGGATCAGTACTTGATGTAAATGCCAACTATGCGTATGCAAGGGGATGGACAGGAAAAGGATCAACTATTATGATTATTGACACTGGCATTGACCAAGATCACGAAGCATTTACTGGAAAAATCAAATACTTATGGGATGCTGGGTATGACACCCCGTATGAAGATGAGAATGGTCATGGTAGCCACGTAGCTGGCATTGCAGCAGGAAATAAGGATGGGTTAGGATCTCATGGTATTGCATATGATGCTGATATTGCCGTTGCTAAGATAGGTGAACAAAATGGCATTAGTCTATCTGGTGCGAGGCAAGCCCTAGATTGGGCTAAACAACACGAAGATATAGTGGCTGCTAATATCAGTGCTAATACAAATTATAGCAATGATTATAAGAATAGCATAACCGATCACGGCAATGGTGTTTATACTAATAACCATGTATATTATGGTGGTACTAACTATTACAACCAAGAGAATCCACAAGATTGGGGGGATGTATTACCGAGTGAGTTAGTATTAACAATAAGTGCCGGCAACTATGATTTAGGATATGTTCAGAACCCTGCTACATTTGCAAGTGCAGTAAATGCGAATGGTGATCTTATAATGGATGGCAGGATGCTAGTAGTTGGCAATTGGAACACTAGTTCACAAGCAATTGATGGTGCTAAATCAGGACATGTATGCAAAGATTATACTACCCAATGCAATGACCCATATGCGACTAGTGATTTTTATATTTTAGCACCAGGAACAAGCATCAATAGCGTCCAGAATGGTGGTGGTTATACTTCCATGAGTGGCACAAGCATGGCTGCCCCTGCTGTCGCTGGGGGAGTTGCAATAGTTCACCAACTTTGGCCATACATGCAAGGTAAAAATATCGCACAAGTATTACTACAGACTGCGAATAAGAACATCAATGGCTATAATGCTAATACACATGGGCAAGGGTTAATGGACTTAGACCAAGCAACAAGACCAATTGGCAATTTGGGCATTAGTCTCACAGGCAGAACAGGTGCCACAACATCGGTTGGTGGGGGTATTTCGTTTGATGGTATTGATACAAGCGCAATAAGTTCAGTAATTGCAGTGGATGGTTTTGATCGAGATTTTACGGTTGATTTATCGGGATTAGTAACTGAAAATAACAGCAATATAGCACATCTATCACACACCGACGGTGCATCTTGGGGTATTAAATATGCCAATTTAACAGCTATCACAAATAACAACTATACATATGCAATGAGTGATGAGAATAACTATTCATTTGGGTATAATTTTAATTGGTATAATAATATTGATGTAAATATTAGCTATACCGAAGCTGATAATAGTCCTTGGATTCAAATGTCAGGAATTTGGGGTGAAACGAATGGATCATCTACCGTTGATACTAATCTAGTATGGCGCAAAGACAAGTTCTGGACACAATTGGGCATAATGAATACAAATACAGATTATAACCCTGGGTTGGTGAATGATGTGGATACTATTCATTCGGTATATTCAGTCATGGGATGGGATAACGATGCAGTCAATCTATATGGTGGAATAAAACCAACGGCATTTGCTGGAAAAATAAATATGGATGTACCATCAAGCGTTGACAATGATGGGTCAATGTACTATACTAGCACTGATACTAGCATTAATAATTCAGTTGAAATATTTGCTGGTATTGGATGGAAATACACATCGGATGACACATCGGTAACAGTAACCACAGTTGCAGACAAAGAAGATTATAACACAGGGGTTAATTTAACCTACCAATTTAAATAAAGAGAAATACACATGTACGAATTAGATTGTCCGTTTTGTTTAGAAGAAGCTACAATAACATCCCCAGATATCAGCATGGGGGGAGTCATCTGGAGAGGACATTTTTGCTATGTGAAATATGATGCATATGCGGTAACTAAGCATCATTGCCTAGTAATACCATATGCACACGTTGAATCTTATTTTGACCTAGCATTACGTGAACGGCAGGAAATGGATAAGGCATTATTCTGGGCAAAAACATACTTGGAAGCTCTAGATGACACAATCGCATCATTTAATATGGGTATCAATGATGGCGAACAGGCAGAGCAAACAATCCCACATTGCCATATACATTTAATCCCACGTAGACTCGGAGATACGGTGAACCCACGCGGTGGTATAAGAGGTGTTATACCAGAGAAACAGGATTATTAAAATGGGATTATTTAAAAGATTCTTTGGTAATAGATATAATTGGATTAAAAAAGAAGACCCACGGTTACCATATACATATCAGGCATCACTGCAAGTATTTGAAGGTGATAATGATATCGTGATCAACTGGTTTAGTGACACTATATGTGGTATCTGCGGATACCTTAAAAAACACAAAGAAGACCCTAATGATATCACTATCACCGAATGCTTTGATGGGAAAGAAACCGTAATTCCACCCGATGTGTATATGAATGATGGGGAATGGCTACCGAAGAAAGAACTATGCAAAGCACATAGAAGGTATGGGTCAGAAGGGAATGAAGAATGTTGTTCGTTTCAGCACAGAGATCAAAAGGTATCCAAAATATGACTATGTTATCTGCAAAAATATCAAGTTGGATCGAAAATTACACAGCGAAACATAAGATCAATGGACTTACTATTGGTATTAGTGGCGGCATTGATAGTTCTGTCGTAAGTAAATTATGTGCAAATACTGGGTTACCAACAACCGTAGTATCTATGCCAATCCACCAAAACGAAGATTTACATTCATTGAGTATTCTTCATTCAACTCAATTATTGGATGACCATATTAATATAACACATCATAACAAAGATTTAACCGATGTTTTTGATGTGTTCGTTGATAAAGCAGATATATACGATAATGAATTGGCATTTGCTAATAGTAAAAGCAGATTACGTATGATGTATCTATACCAAATAGCACAAAGTACAAGCAGCATTGTTGTTGGTACTGGGAATAAAGTAGAAGATTTCGGGGTAGGGTTTTTTACAAAATATGGTGATGGTGGTGTTGATATATCACCTATCGCAGACTTAACAAAGACAGAAGTATGGAATCTCGGAAAAGAATTGGGTATTGATCAGCAAATCATTGATGCCATCCCAACTGATGGACTTTGGGAAGATAATAGAACTGATATTGATCAACTTGGATTAACATACCAAGAGTTAGAACAAGCAATGTACTATCATGAAAATAATATCACTCCCAAAACAGACGGAGAATGTGCTAACCTCATCAAATACAAAGACATACGCAATGCCAATTTACATAAGATGATACCAATTCCAACATATAAGGAAAAATACAATGATTGAATGGTTAAAGAAACGAAAACACAAAAAAGAACTGAAAACAGCAAAAGAATTAGCATCAGAACGAGGAGAACCATGGGTTGAAGTAATATCAATGGATGTTGATCCAACGGACCTAAACAACGGTGCATTTGAATTAGATTGGAATGAAATATTCGTAGCTAGATTAATTAAAGCAGGATACCAAGGCAAAGATGACTCTACATTAGTTGATCAATGGTTTCAAAATATATGCCGTAATATAGTGATGGAAACATACGAACAAGCAGAAGCGATCAAATGAAAAAATATTTCATAATGAGTGATAGCAATGTAGAAGATGCTAGCACAGCCGATGGACATGTACCAGACAAAGATAATTTTGCTACCAAGATAATGGATCATTTTGGTTTAAATTTTGAATGCCATGCTAGGTTCGGTGCAAGCAATGACCAAATCATACGACGAACAAATGAATGGGTAAGCAATCAAGACCCACAAGACGACCTTATGGTATTCATTGGATGGAGTACGTGGGAACGAGAAGAATGGTTTATTGATGGTGAATATGTAAATGTTGATCAGTATTCACTCAATGACATTCCACCCAATGCACTATCTAGATATAATGAATGGCGGGAGAAGGTAGATAATACACACGGCTACATGACACAAAAAGCAATCGAATGGAATTCAAAAATTCATAACTACATTGAATGGTTATATGATCACGATATTCAATTTTTTATGTGGAATAACTACATCGCATTGGATCGAGTAGAAGGACTAGACAATGATATTGCCGAATATATTCATCCATACAACGATGATTATACAATGTATGATTATCTTGTCAGAGTTAATAATCACCATCCATTTCCAGATGATCAATATCATTTTGATGCAGCTGGACATACCATTTGGGCTGATTGCCTAATCAATCATATTACAGAAAATAGAATAATATGATGCTTTATGTAAATGGGGATAGCCACACTGCTGGTGCGGAAGCAGCAAACACACATGCTTTCGCAGAAGATGACCCAAAACTGAAAATGCTTGGTAGATTACCACATCCAGATAATGTTAATGTTAGTTGGGGCAAAAAATTAGCTGAACTACTAAAATATAGTTTCTTTTGTGATGCAGAGAGTGCTGCAAGCAATACTCGCATTATTCGCACTACAAAAGATTGGATTGATAATACAAAAACTCCATACGATGAATTACTAGTTATTATTGGATGGAGTACGTGGGAACGAGAAGAATGGTTTATTGATGGTGAATATCACCAGGTCGGTGCTAGTGGAATTGATGATATCCCTGCTAGCCATAAAGACAAGTACAAAGAATTTGTTACTAATGTGGATTGGAAACAAAAAACATATGAAGCATATGAAAATGCCAAAGAACTGCGTGATTGGCTAGGAGACCGCAAGATCAACCCCATTTTCTTTAATTGCAATAATAACTTTAGCAAGATTAGAGAAGATGATAGGGTAGAATGGGGTTACAATTACATCAGTCCGTACACAGATAATGGGACATATGATGCATATCTTAAACTACACGATTATAGCACTGTCACTAGGGGTTCGTGGCATTATGGTGCAGATGCACATGCAGCATGGGCGAAAATGCTACTGAAATATATAGTGGAAAAGAATATAATCACTGATCTTAGCATCGGGTCGAGATTCAACCGAACATAGATATTACGCTACTTCTAGTTCATCAATGCTGGTGTGATTACTATCTTCAACCATACTTTCGTACCTACCCCACCAATAGTTGGATGTTCGTATGATCGGTTCTGCTTCCTCCCAGGGGGTATTAAGCATAATTGCATACAATGCTGATTTCTGCGCATCGCGTAGTATGTATGGTTCAGCTTCTTTCCATCGTTTCTTGAACCCGTGGGTTACATCATCATTGATCACATCATTGGCATACCGAATAACCACATGCGATGTAGCAATCGCTGGTTCTGCTTCTGACCATCTTCCTTTTTTTCTTATATCCCTAGCATACATATATGCATATTCTGGGTCTTTCATTATATATGGTTCTGCTTCTGGAAATCTGCCTTCTATTACATATCTAGCATACCAATATGCAGAATATGGATCTTTCATTATATATGGTTCGGCTTCTGGCCATCTTCCTTTTTTTCTTATATCCCTAGCATACAGATATGCATATGTAGGATCTTTCATTATATATGGTTCGGCTTCTGTCCAGTTACCTGTTCGTTTTGCTTCTTCATATGCGAATCCTGGGATTTTAAACCTATCTTTATACCCATGCAATGTCTCTGGATTTGTGTGATATTCGTATAAATTCATCATTATAGTGCCCTTATGAATTCTTTGTAGTTATATGCAGAAAATGGATTCTTCATTATATATGGTTCGGCTTCTGTCCATCTGTCTCCTATTACCCACCTAGCATACAGAAATGCAGAAGATGGATCTTTCATTATATATGGCTCGGCTTCTTTCCATCTGCCTTCTATTACATCTCTAGCATACAGAAATGCATAATATGGATCTTTCATGATGTAAGGTTCTGCTTCTTTCCATCTGCCTTCTATTACATCTCTAGCATACAGAAATGCATAATATGGATCTTTCATGATGTAAGGTTCGGCTTCTGACCATCTGTCTCCTATTACCCCCCTAGCATACCAATATGCAGATTCTGGGTCTTTCATTATATATGGTTCTGCTTCTGTCCAGTTACCTGTTCGTTCTGCTTCTTCCCATGCGAATAATGGGATTTTAAACCTATCTTTATAGCCATATAATGTCTCTGGATTTGTGTGATATTCGTATAAATTCATCATTATAGTGCCCTTATGAATTCTTTGTAGTTATATGCAGAAGATGGATCTTTCATGATGTAAGGTTCAGCTTCTGACCATCTGTCTCCTATTACCCCCCTAGCATACCAATATGCATATTCTGGGTCTTTCATTATATATGGCTCGGCTTCTGACCATCTGTCTCCTATTACCCCCCTAGCATACAGAAATGCAGAAGATGGATCTTTCATTATATATGGCTCGGCTTCTTTCCATCTGCCTTCTATTACATCTCTAGCATACAGAAATGCATAATATGGATCTTTCATGATGTAAGGTTCGGCTTCTGACCATCTGTCTCCTATTACCCACCTAGCATACAGAAATACAGAAGATGGATCTTTCATTATATATGGTTCTGCTTCTGTCCAGTTACCTGTTCGTTTTGCTTCTTCATATGCGAATCCTGGGATTTTAAACCTATCTTTATACCCATGCAATGTCTCTGGATTCGTGTGGTTGCTGTATAAATCAATCATATTCTAGTATTTATGGCATATGCGTGCTATCTTTGAACTGTCGCTGTTCCAATCATCCATAATCTACCATAGAAGTGTATACAATACCGTCATCGCTATATTGGAAATCCTCGATGCTCCAGTACACAGATCCACCTAGTTCAGGTGCTATGCGGGGCATTAATGCCCTCACGGGGGGATACACAAAACCACCTACATACTCATCCACCGCCTGCGGTCCCACCACAGCATAATCCTCCCGCACCATAGACATCTCATCACTTAACCAGTGTAACTTATCCTTTTTATCCAACCACAATAATTGGGTGGGGTCGGAATGCCACTTATATATATCAGGTATAATAGGTCCAACATCATATACTAACTGATACATATCGCTTTCTTCCGCTGGACCGAGCATTTGAAGGGGGAAATGAATTACCTTCAATGACCTAATGAATGGGTTTATGTCACCAGTGTACTCGTATACTATTTCACCTACATCCGCTATACTTTTATTCCAATCTCTCATCATCTTATTTATTGACTTTGTTATATAAATCTATTATAATACACCAATGAAATATTTACTAGTTGATACTGCGAATTTATTCTTCCGTGCCAAACATTCTGTTCATATAGGCACAGATGCATTCACTAAACTAGGGTTCTGTTTGCACCTGATGTTCAGTTCTATTAATAAAGCGCAACGAATTCTAAAGTCAGATCATATAGTATTTTGCCTAGAAGGTAGAAGTTGGCGAAAAGATGTTTATGAACCGTATAAGAAAAATAGAAAAGCAAAATTAGCTAAACTAACAGATGAAGAATTGGCAGAAGATAAGCTGTTTTGGGAAGTTTTTGAGGAATTTGCTAAATACTTGCAAGATAGTACTAATTGCACAGTACTTCAAAACTCACAGGCTGAAGCAGATGACATAATTGCCAGATGGATTAGCCTTCACACACATGACAAGCATGTGATTCTAAGCAGTGATAGTGATTTTTATCAACTCATCACAGAAAATGTTGTTCAATACAACGGTATTTCAGACCAACTAATAACCCTTAACGGATACTTTGACGATAAAAATCGCCCTATTATAGATAAGAAAACTAATTTGCCAAAATTACTCCCTGATCCAAAATGGATCTTGTTTGAAAAATCTATCAGGGGCGATACATCGGATAATATATTCAGTGCCTATCCAGGTGTTAGAACAAAAGGAACATCAAAACGCATCGGGTTATTAGAAGCATTTAAAGATAAAGATAAAAAAGGGTATGCTTGGAACAATTTAATGCTGCAACATTGGTCTGACCATGATAACAATGACCACCGAGTTAAAGATGACTATGAACGAAACAATGGGTTAATTGATTTAACCAGACAACCACAATACATAAAAGATTCAATAGATCTATCTATTATAGAAACTGTACTTAATAATGTTAACCTTAATTCCCCAACTATCGGATTCAAGTTTATAAAATTTTGTGCAAAACATGAACTAAATAAACTAGCAGAATTTCCAGAACAAGCTAGTCAATGGCTAAATGCCACATACAACGGAGAACTAATTAATGATTGAAGCAAAAACAGTATCAGATAAATTTTGGGTAATATGCGAAAATAATAAGAAGATTGGTACAATCAATGCCGAACAAAAAGGATATTCAATTAAAGTAGATGAAAAAACTGCTTATTTTGATACGTTACAAAGTCTTAAAGAAAAAACGAATATCAAATTCGTCGATGTAAATGCGACAAAATGTAGTCCAGTAGCAGTACATGATTATCCAGCACACGGAGAAGTTCATAATTCTGTATGGGATATGAATGACCAGTTACCCCTGTACACAAAAGCCGGCGATAGCAAATGTTGGTATGCCGCTGGGTATTACAATATTAACCTAAATGGCAAGTGGGATATAGTATATTGCCCCAAACTAATCATCTTACGACGCAATGAATACCACGGACCATTCAAACGTGATCCATATTCATAATTTCATTGATAAAATAAAGTTCTTTGAATCAAAAAACAGCAAAGATTTCATAATACCACTTAATGAAGCTAAGAACCTGCACCGTGATATTACAAAATTATTATCAACTATATATGCCCTTCAAAATCAAGATGATACCGATACCCAAACAAATACAGAGATAAGTGGGGGTGAATGGTGAAAATATATATTAACTAAATATATATATGAGTAGACCATCCCCAACAATAATATCAGAATACACAAACACAGAAACATATCATTCCACGCAAGTTTTAGAAGCAGAAAGTATAGTGGCTGTATACTATGATGCAAAACCAATTAATATAAAAGTTATTAATTCAATGGCATATTCTATACCAAAATATAAGAAGGTATCTTTTTCTAATAGTGGGCATGCCATAAATTTGGCAAAAAAACTCAACAAACAATTTGGTACTACTAAATTCACAGTAGTTAAACTATCACATGACGAAACAATCTTTTCGGAATAAGAAATTAGCAATAACCGAAGAGATGATCAACGCATGCACTGATGATTATGATCTCAGAACGGCATTGAGGAAATGGTGGATCAACTCACATGGAGGACTACGTTTAACTAGCATTGGCAATAAAGTATTATGTGATCTTGAATATAAATCTTACCAATTCAATGCCATTGGCATCTCAAAACTAAAAACATTGCTAGTGCTAGATAGGAAAATGTCTTGTCCATACTTTATATCAAATATGAACCAAAAATCACAGCACATCGACCTATTTGGGTGCAAAGAAGCTACCATTATTAATCTATATGGTGATTTTAATGCTTACCTAAAATCGCTGTTAGTTGGGTAATCAATCTATCTTCTAACAAATTCAGATAGTTATCTAGTAAATGATGTTGGTTATTCTGTAATCTATGCAATAAGTTGCCATAATCATAATCCCCATTCAATATATGCTTATTACGATCTAGTGCTTCTTGCCATCTAATATCATTCGGCAATGTATCATAACTATTATCTAAAATGTCGTCAAATGTATCAAACCCATAATTTTTTACATCTTGAATAATACCATTATGTGCTATAAAAATTGGCAATTGTAAACTAGCAAATGCCATTAATGATTTTTCAGATATAATTCCAGATGATTCATTGTACAAACTTTCAGTTATTATATTAACCGGGGTTGAAAAGTAAATATCCTTCAATGCTATAAAATTACTCACATTATCCCAATCATACTGGTTGTATGATAACAACTCTGTGTTAGTTATACCATTCAATGTCAAAATACCATTCGCAGACGACCTTAAATATGAATACACAAGTTTCCGATGTGCCTTTGGTATACCATTCAAGCACATATATGGGTTTACCCGTGTGCTATTACCATTCCACCGGCTATAGTTATTGATGAGTTGCTGAACAAACTCAAAGCTATGTGCAGGGAATTCTATTAGCTTCAATCTCCCATTATATACCCTATTCAAATTATGATTCCAATGTATCACAACCACGGTACTCACATCATTGTAGAACTCATCGATGTATTCTAACTCTGGTGAAATGTTATTGTCCACATTAACGAAATCCTGGGTAAATACAATAACTATATCATGCGATGATTTTGGTAACTTAACGACCCATTTATTATTTTCAAGTGGTCTATACAATACCGAGGATATATACTGATATTCATTGGGTATCAAATCTAACAAAATTTCATCAACTAACACATCAAATTCTATGACATTATTCTCATCTTTTAATCTATCATATTGCATATCGATATTTAACCCTAAATGAAACCCACTATACCATTTTTAGAAACAATGATCACACAGGTATGTAATCTATCATGTGAAGGATGTACTAACTACTCTGATCTAAATCATAAAGGGTATGTTAAATGGGAAGATGGTAAACAAGATATTGCAAAATGGTTAAATGTAGTTGATATACCTGATTTCGGTATTATGGGGGGTGAACCGTTAATAAACCCAGAAGTATATGATTGGCTATATGGTATCAGAGAACTAATGCCAAGCAGCCAACTTAGATTTACTACAAATGGGTTATTATTACACAAACATCCTGATATAATGAAAACTATGCTTGATATAGGCAATATAGTATTCAAGATAACGGCACACACTAACGATAGTAGAACCAAACTTGGTATTAAAAATATATTCAACCAATATAAATGGGAAGTAGTTACCGAATTTGGCATCGCTAGATGGAAAACAGACAATAATGTTCGTTTTCAGGTCAATTACCCAACAACATTTACAAAATCATTTCAAAACGCATACGAAGATATGATGCCCTTTCACTCTGTCCCAATCAAAGCATATGATATTTGTTGCCAACAAACTTGCCCATTGTTATACAATGGAAAGATATACAAATGTAGCACTGCTGGGTTATTAAAAGATACATTGGCAAGATTTAATAATCCAAACATAGATGAATGGGAAGATTATATAGATAATGGGGTATCACCAACCGATGATATTGTCCCATTTCTAAATAACTTTGGCAAACCATCTGCTTTATGTGGTCAATGTCCGACCAAAGAAGATACTGCTTATATACTTGACCACTTATCTACCGTGACAGCAAAATGATAAATTTTTGCTTTGATAAAATAAATGGGGATGACTTCTCTCCTAACTTGGCAGCAGATTGTGAAGTAGACCAATGCGCAGTAACATACCCATTTAGTGACTACCCTCGCTTACTAGAGTATCTTGATCAGGAACAGATTGAATATGGCTTATATTCCACATTGGATGCACCAAAAGATAGTTTTTATTTTATAAATGTAAATTATTTTGACCATAGCATTGACTGGTATGACCTAATGCCTGTCCATACGTTTAATGCGATCAAGAATAAAAAATACAAACTAATATTCTTTTACTGTGAACCAGAAATAGTAGATATAAAACACACACTACAACAGCTAGTAGAAAAGCACAACGTAGATCATCCCCAATTCATATGCCATTCCACATTGGCATCTAAATTACCAAATTTTCATTATTTCAACGATGATGAACTATTGTACAGAAGTGCGCAGAATTATAGCAAACATCAATCAATATGGCATAATAATCACCGATCTAAGAAGTTTACATTCTTAGTTAGGCGACATAAAAATTGGCGATTATCAGTGGCTGCCGATTTCTGGTCTAGCCAATTACACAATGATAGTTATTTCAGTTATAACGGAATAGATGCTGGACATGGTGGACCAGAAGATGCCACCATATATGATATCAATTTAGATAATAATCCATTGCAGTTGGATAATATAGATGCAATGGCAGATTTCACGAACCAAATGCCATTCAACTGTGATGCACAATCTGATGAATTACATGATGATTATGAGAATCACATTGATAAGTTTTACAGTGATGCTTACTGGAATATAGTATTAGAGACATATGTTAACCTAGAAGGGACGATTGGTTCTTTTATAACAGAAAAAACATTTAAACCTATTAGGCATAATCAGGCATTCATTATAATAGGAACAATTGGTTCATTATCGCATTTGCGAGAACTTGGATACAAAACATTTGATGGTATCATAGATGAAAGCTATGATTATATTAAGAATGACTTACAACGATATCATGCAGTTCGCAATGTAATACATGATTTAGCGGCAAAGTCTAGTAATGAGTTTCAAGAGATAAATCAACAAGTTAAACCTATAGTAGAACATAATTCAGCATTATTTAATGCTAGTAAAAAACATCGCCTAGAAAAATTGATTAATAATTTGCTTTCTGATCCATAATCTGCTATACTTACACTTTCTAACAACATAGGAGTGCCGTAATGGGTACAATGCATTCTATTAAAAATAACTTTGCTACCAATCTATTCGAATATCTTGAACTAGACATTGTGAATGGCCCTTGGCTTGCTGGTAGTATGGCACGCAAACTATTTACAAACGAAGAGCCTGGACATTCAGATTGGGATATTTGGGTGAAAAACAAAGACCAAGAAAATCGTGTTACTGAACGATTGAATCATCTTCGGAGTTGCAGAATAGTATTTGAAACTGACAATGCTGTTACCTATCATCACCAGGAATTTGGTCATCCACAACCCACTACGTTCAGTTTTGATGTTGTGGCGGTTGATGATAAGAGTGAGGTAGTCGATACCGACATTCATACGATTCAGATCATTAAACGAACCCATTATAATACAGCCATAGATATCATAAACAATTTTGATTTTACTGTATGCCAAGTAGCAACAGACGACGGGAAAAACTTTATATTCGGTGACAACACAAAGCACGACATTGAACATAAAATACTGAGGAATGCACAAGTAGAACCAAGAACAGATGGAGTAATCGCACGGATTATTAAATACATAGTGTATGGATTTAAACCAGATGAAGATCTGATGGGTTTCACACGAAAGAATAGCCACCTAATTAACTGGCATGAGGCGATGGATGATTATGAATCTATGTGATGCATTATCTTGGTCTAAGATAGACACTATGCCTGTTATATGGCATAACGATGAGTTAGATACTGACTTAGTAGCATGGAATGGTATCATGATGACGAATGAATATGGTCTTATGGTCGGCAGTTCATTATTGTTAAATATTTACCCAACCCCAGAGATGAAGCGTGTTGCCAATAACAAATGGAAAGAGATAGTAAACAATGGGGGATTTGGCAAGGTAGACTGGATCGTGGATGCCTGGATAGGGGAAAATGATAGCCGATTATATCATTATTACATGTCTGAAATACAACCTATCAGTGATAAATTAGAAAAATTCCCACCCGAAGCAATCTTTTCCATTTTTAACTTCAATTATAGCCAAAAATAGACACTTATTCAACTATTTTATTGAATAATGGTAAATACACGCATACTAGCAAACAATTAAATACAAAGTACTTGACAAATGTTAAAGAAGGTACTATAATAGTACACAAGTTAGCAATGGTGCTAACAAAATTTTTTAACTAGAGTATATAAGTATTCACTAATATGCTAAACAACTTTAAACTTAACAGGAGATATAAATGAGAACTTTAAACAAAACTTTAATCGCAGCAACAATCGCTACACTATCAATGGGATCAGCCAATGCATTCTTTGGTGGTTCAGATAACAACCAGTCTGGTTATGGCACAGGCACTGCTGATGGAATTTTTAATGGGCGTGGACGCGGTACTAGCAAAGGTACTGCTGATGCAGAAGGTAATTTTAGTATGTCAATCAATGCTTCTGGCAAAGGTTCTACCACAATGGAAGCTAACCTAGATGCAGCCGAGAACGTTCATATGAACGGGACAACCGATATTCGCACCGAAAATCAACCTTCACAACAGTACTACGGCATTGCACCAACATACCCAACTGCATCTAAATAATACAGTAGCTGAAATTAATTGCGGTGTTAATGTAAAAATTAACATCGTAATTTTTTAAACTAAGTACATCACTATATTATAATATAGTAATATAGTAACACTAACCAATTTTTAATAAGGACAACCCAATGAAAAAGACAATTTTAACAATGGCACTACTAGCATCAAGTGCTGCAAATGCATACTACTGGAACGATATGGATCACTCGGCATTCACCCAGTACACTAATCCAACATCAGCACAAAATTATATTGATTTTGATGAAGAATTGTATGAAACTATCGACACCAATTACATGGAAATGTATACAGGAACAATCTACGGACTATAAAACAATCAAAAGATCATAATTCACAAAGAGTTAATATTTTGACCCCATTATTCTATTTTTAGGATGATGGGGTTTTAATTTATACGGAATATCACCATAAATAGACTTAGTAGACAGCGGAGTTACTAATATGATGCATCTTAACGACATTAGTGTGGATGAAAACGGGTATTTAATTAACAGAAATGACTGGACTCCAGAGATTGCAATTGAATTAGCAAAGATTGAAAATATCGAGCTATCAAAGACACATCACGAAATTATTAATTTTTTACGAGAATATTACGAGGAATTTCAAGTTGCACCAGCAGTCCGTGTATTAATAAAAGCTGTTGGTAAACAGTTAGGCAACGCTAAAGGGAATTCAGCATATATGTATGATTTATTTCCAGGTGGACCAGGCAAACAAGCCTGTAAAATTGCTGGATTGCCTAAACCCGCCGCATGTGGTTAAATGCTTATTTTACCAATCACACAATAAACCTATTAATCTACCCTGCAATAAATAAAATGAAAGGAGCACACAATGTCAGTCGAACAAGAACAACAGAATGTTAATAATGCAACAAATGATTATCATAATGCAGTAGACAATGAAGCGCAAGCGAAACAAGATTACGATGATGCAAAAGCAACAACAGAAGATGCGAAAGCAAAAGTTATTAAGGTTAGCAACCCACAATACACAGTAGAGGTTGTCGCCAATACGGGAATAGATACTTCCGTTTCAACTGGTAACAAAGAGGCTGGGGCTAGTGCAGACGCTAATGCTAGTGCAGAAGCGAGTGCGGGGGCTAATGCTGGGACAGAGGTTACGGATTCTAGCGTGGCAGCTGGTGCTGAAGTACATGCAGAAGCAAGTGCTGAGGCTGGGGCTAGTGCAGAAGCACATTCAGAACAAGATTTGGGCGGTGCAACCCTTCACGAAAGTGCAGAAGCACATTCTAGCGCAGATGCATATGCAGAAGCTGAAGCACATGCCAATGCTAGTGCAGGTTGGGATGGGAGTGATGCTACTGCTGGTGTAGATGTTGGAACAAGTGCTAGTGCAGAAGCTAATATAGGTGCTGGGGCTAGTACCGATATCGGGTTAGATACACCAATCGGAGATATTAGTGTCGATGCCGGCGGCAATGCAGAAGCTGGTGTACACGCAGATGCATATGCAGAAGCTGGTGCTAGTGCTACGGTAGGCGAACACGGTGCAGAAGTTGAAGCTGGTGCTATTGCTGGTGTTAGCGTAGGTGCTGATGCAAGTGTATCGGGTGAAGTAGCTGGGGTGTCTGGTTCAGCAGAAGCTGGTGTTAGTGTCGGTGCGCAAGTAGGCATACAAGGTTCAGCACACGCCACATACGAAGATAACACAGTATCGATTGGCATTGATGGCAAAGCTGCGGTACTGCTTGGGATTGATGCCGATGTGGATGTAGATATTGACCTATCTCCTATTATTGATGGTGCTAATGCTATATTAGATGCAGGGGGTTCCATTGATGAAGCAACAATGTATATGACAGACCAAATGGATCAAGCACAACAAGAGGCTATTGTTGTTGCGAACGATGCAGTTAAAGTCGCAGAAGAAGCAGAAAATGTCGCCAACGATGTTTATTCATCATCCGAATCTACACTCAATGCCGCTACCAACGCAGTATCAGATGCTACTAATTCACTTGCACAGGCAACAGCAGATGCAGCAAATGCCGCTGCTAAGGCAGCCGAAGATGCTTACAATGCATCAGTAAAAGCGGCAGAGGATGCAGCAAATGCCGCTGCTAAGGCAGCCAAAAAATTAAAGTTTTGGTAGTATAAAACGATGATATCTCATTAACGCTATAAGTAACATTAATGAGATATCACATTGATAGTATTCCATTCAGTTCAGGTGAATATGCAACATATTCTGCATACGAAATAGCAAAACTTGACCCAGAATATATAATCAAGTCGTATTATATAACACCAAAATACCCAATCACAGAGTCATTGTATACCGAGTGCTTGAATAACCATTACTATCGCAATGACCCTGATTATATAACATCTGATTAGTAATATACACACACAATAATACCTTACTCCTCCATAAATACATTAGTTGCATTTAGAAGGAGTAATCATGGCATTGAATCAACAAGAATTAGAACGTGTTATTCGCTTAGAAGAACGCATCGGACAACTACAACGTGAGATGGTTACGGTGGAGGAAGAAATTAGTGCCTTAAAAAAACACGATCACGATGTCGATTTAACGGCACAGCAGAATTCACTAAGTGTATCTAACTTTGAACGTATCTTCTGGGCATTGATTACAGGTGGTATAGGCTATATTATATACACTCTTCAGAATAGCACAGGAAGTATACAATGACCAACACATTAGCAACAGCGACATTTATGTGGATTTCCTTGTTGGAAATTACGATATTAATCGTTGGTACATGTTGGGCTATCACACGTCACCGCATTTATAGGTGGGAAATTGTATTCGTGCTATGTTTTATGGTATTCACATCATTGTATAATAGCCCGTGGTTATTTACAGAAATACCGCCTACACATCATACCAACCGTGTATTATGGGATCTTTCATTTTTATTAGTAACATCAATACTCATCCGGCATGGGTTAAACCCTGGTTTAAAATGGGGTAAATGGTGGCATCTAGAAGTATGCGATGCTTGTGTATATACCAAACAGTTAAAACCGATAAGGAATAAATAATACTATGGACTCGGCGACATTATTTAATATAGTATCCATAACATCTATCGTATCATCGACTGCGGTGTTTATGAGTGTATTGTGGATAATACGGTATTGGAAGCGATACAATTGGGCAATTTTCGTAACTGAGGCTACGATAGCAGTAACATCATTTTATTTTTGTAGTAAAATATGGCTAATGAGTTCAGAGTTAGTACCAGTGGAAATGCTACAAAGCCGTGTAATGGTAGATATATCATTCCTGCTAATATCAATTATCATAGTCAAATGTGGATTTAAAAAAGATTATATGCGAACAATTGCATGCGATACGCATTTGGTTCCCAAAGAAAAATAATATACATAGTTTAATAAATACAAAGATATGATACCTTTTGAAATAATGAGTATGGGTGTGAGTGCATTGGCAGGGTTTGCTTTCAAGATGATGGCTGTACATCAAGAAAACAAACGAGAACAATTCAAAATGATGATGCAACAACATGCCGTCATTGAAGATAGTCGCAAAGAAGCAAGAAAACTCCAGAACCCAGCAGCAGCCTTTATTCGTAGATTTATTGTTATTACCATGATGTCTATATTGGCATTCCTAGTAGTAGCACCCGCATTGGATTCCACATTAACAACTAACATAGTTACTGAAATAGAACGAGAAGGGTTCTTATGGTGGGGTGGTGGCAAACAAATAGTAGTAACTGTTATTAGTGGAATGATGTACGATGATACTATTCGTTCTATATTGGCAAGTATAATTGGGTTTTATTTTGGAGGGGCCACCGTGCAGCAACGATGAAATTGGTAACATATAGCTTATGGGTACTAGTATTAGTAGGAATATTATCTGGTTGCACTCCGGTCGCATGGAAATCAGCAGCCGCAAGCACCGCTAGTTCTGTTGTTGTATCAGCAACTGAACAATCAGATAGTGTGATTGTTATGGATTTAACCAAGAGACAGCCCAACAGCCCATCAGATAGGAAACCAACCGGGTTTGGGCGTGGTGTGCCACCTAATTCTACACCACATATCACAAAATTCACCAAACCAACAGAACTAACCAATGAGGATGAAAAAGATAACACCTTGTTATGGTTCTTTTTCAGCATGATGATAATGGGGATGGTTGGTGCAAGTATTATTGGTATTATAGAAGCAGTGCAGAATAAGAATAATGCCCAAAAAAACAGTTAAAGCCAAAGATCTAAAAATAGGCGATTTATTCTTCTTCAATGAGGTTGAATACAAAGTAACATTCATAACATCAGACAGGGTACTCGGTGATTCTGGAGTAATGGGTAGTAAAACAGATTTAAACAAAGAAGCAGATGTCAATATAAAGGAATAAGAATGTACCAATACACCGCTAAATTAATTAGAGTAGTTGATGGAGATACGCTAGATTGCTTAATTTCACTAGGATTTGGTATTTTTATCAAAGAACGTGTTAGACTTATGGGAATTGATACCCCAGAAAGCAGAACACGCAATAAAGCAGAAAAGTCATGGGGATTGGCAGCTAAAGATAGATTAAAAAAAATCCTAAAATCCACCAAAGGAGAATTTATAATTACCACTAAATTACAGAAAAAGGGTAAGTTCGGCAGAATATTGGGCGAAATATTGATTCCAGCAGATATGATAACCGAAACTACCATAAAATATAATAGCGGCAACATATCAGTGAACCAAATATTAATGGAAGAGAAATTAGCAATACCATACACTGGTGGTAACAAAGAAGAAAGCAGAAAAGAAGCAGGTGTATTAGAGTTATGGAATACATACTATTCAAAATAACATAAATAACAATAATCAACTTTAGGATTTAACTTATGGATTTAGCACAACATTTACAAGAATTAGAAAACAAATTACAGGAAGGTGGGACTAACTACAAACAGTGGGAGAAGGAGCAAGTAGCCGCAGGTAAGCCAGCTGGGGATTGGAATGCATACAATGCGTGGAAAGATCAAAAAATGTGGGGTGACTATGAAACAAATGTAACACCAAATGCCCAGAAAGAGAAAGGGCCATCGTCTAGTCTAGATGAAGCATGGTGGGATTGGAATAAACCCAATGATACTGTTAAGGCCGACGGTGGTGAACTTCCATTAATTAATACTATCCATGTAGATTCCCCGAAAGGGCAAGAACTAGACAAGGAAGTTAATCAATGGAATAACAATAAAACGCCAAATACAAGATGGGAACGTCCCAATACAAGATGGGCAGATACTCCAGAACCTGATGACATCCCAGACAAATACAAAGGTGGTTGGCTCGGTGACTTGGAAATGGAAATTGACCCAGTTGATGATATTAAAAAATTAGCGGGTGTTAAAGAACCTACCTCGGCACCAGAAGAGTATAACAAAGATTGGTACTGGCATGATTCGTATGGCAAGGTCGTTCGTGATACATGGGGTGATCCGGTTAAATCAGGGTCGCATCCCGATAATCAAAAAAAGCAACCGTGGGATTTTTTCAGTGATGATATAGACCGTGATACTAAAATGGATCAATTAGATGAAGCATGGTGGGAGGATGACAGCCTTTACAACGCCGAAGTAAATAAACTTCGTCATAAAGAAACAAGCGACAAAGACGAAGTTAAAAAGGCAGGTGGGCATATAAACAGGGCAGTTGATCAAGTAACAGCTAAAGGTTATGGCAAAGAAGGCGATTCATGGCATCAACGGCAAACAGCACAGGATAAAGCAAGAAATCCTAACTCATATGATTTAAAAGGTAGAAAAACCCAACTGAATCCATATACTGGTAAACCAAATGTGCAATGGGGTGAAAAACGACCTGAAACAAAACAAGGTGCTACAAACCGTCGCAGACAAGAAGCAAAATCAAAGGCTTACAAAGACGAAGTTAAAAAGGCAGGTGGGCATATAAACAGGGCAGTCGATCAAGTAACAGCCAAAGGATATGGTAAAGAAGGCGATTCATGGCATCAACGGCAAACAGCACAGGACAAAGCAAGAAATCCTAAATCATATGATTCAAAAGGTAGAAAAACCCAACTGAATCCATATACTGGTAAACCAAATGTACAATGGGGCGAAAAGCGACCTGAAACAACGCAGGGTGCTACTAACCGCAAAAGGCAAGAAGCAAAAACAAAGTCGTACAATGACAAAGTTAAAAAAGCAGGCGGACATTTAAACAAATTCGGACAAGATGTGAAGAATATGTTTAGCGGTGATTCATATACCAAAGCAAAAGCAGCACACAAGAAAAAACTAGCAGATCGCAAAAAGTTATCAAAACATGAACAGAACATGGCACAACTTCGTGATCAAGGTATATTTTAATCCTCGGTAACATACATCAGGACAAATAATATTATTGTTTTAAAACAACAATATTATTAAAAAAATAATACCGAACCTTCTCCTTACTAAATAACCCAGTAAACAACATAATAGTCGTTAACAAAATTTCACATTAACATAGGAGAAAGTATGAAAAGATTTTTAACAGTAGCAATCGGTAGCATGGCATTGATGGGTGGTGCTGAACAAGCATCAGCAGATATAACAGTTTATGGTTCAACTGAACAAGCATTAACAATAACAGACAATGGAACAACTAATTCCAAAGATATAACAAACGGTGATACATACGTAGGTTTTAAAGCAACCGAGGACTTAGGCAATGGATTATCTGCATTTGGTGACATTTCATTAAATATAGACTCTGAGGGTGGTAATGCCGCAACTACTCGTGATGCTAAAGTTGGGATTAGTTCCAATGCTGGTACTATCACAATGGGACGACAGAAGAATTTAACTAAAGTGATCGGTGGCGCGGTTGATATTTTCGAAGGCAATAGTGCAACTGTTACAAGCCAAGCCCGTAATAATAACACAATGCTATATACATCACCAAATATGGGTGGATTCACCGGTTCTGCAATGCTAACAGCAGATGGCACAACAGGCGATGACAGTGTTGACACAAATGAATATGCCGTCGCATATGCCAATGGATCACTATCATTGGGTGG